TCCATAACCTGTTCATCAACGCCATGCACCTGTATGTAATTTTCATATCCATTTACTGTGGAAATTAGGCTTGAACTTGCCAAAAGAAAAGCACCTCCGCAAAAAAGCAGAAGTGCCTTAAGACCTCTGCCAATAATTTTTGTTGGTTAGCGACTAACTCCATTTGTTAGCCGGTAATTGTTTTTATTCGTTTGCTTTGAAATTGTAAATCGGTTTTATAATGTCAACTATTTCAACAGTGTCTTTTATATTTCCAATTATTTCATCCATTGTTTTATATGCCATAGGGCTTTCATCAATCGTAGATGTATTTACAGATGTTGTAAATATTCCATCCATTGCTTTTTGATACTCTTCTAGCAAAATGCTTTCTTTTGCCTTTGATCTGCTCATTGTTCGCCCTGCTCCATGCGGTGCTGAATAATTCCAATCTTCATTTCCTTTGCCAATTCCCAAAATGCAGCCGTCACGCATGTTTATTGGTATTAGTACTTTTTCCCCCGTTTTTGCAGAAATAGCACCTTTACGAACAATATTTGTATCGTATTCAATGTAGTTGTGAATTGTTTGAAATCGTTCCGTTTCTTTTGTAACTTCCCAACACATATAGTAACAAATAATGCTCTGAATGGTTCTTCTGTTAATTTTCGCAAACTCTTGACATAATTTCATATCGTGCAAATACATTTCTCTATGTTTTCCAACAAGATATGATAACTCTCTAGGGATTTTGGTTGTATTTGTTTTGTAGGACTGCTTTAATTCTTTGATAGCCTTGCTGATTTCTCTTTCTCTTTTACATTTTTTGTATTCAGCAATCAATTTCTCGCTATCTTGTTTAAAGTTTGATTTTCCCGAAATATCGTCAATCGCCATTTGCTGATATATTTCTGCAACTTGCTTTCCGACATTCCTACTTCCCGAATGAATAATAAGATATTTATTATTCTTGCTATCGTTATCAACTTCGATAAAATGATTGCCGCCTCCCAACGTGCCGCAACTTCTTTTTATCCAATCTATATTTTTCAACTGTTCCTTGCAATGCAATTTTTCAACAATATCACTTGCGACAGGTGTGTTTTCTTCTTCATGAACTTTTCTACCACTTGGAACATATTCTCTAATGATTTTATCTAATCTCTCAAAATCAATATCAATATTCCCCAAGTTTGTAGTAAGCATCCCACAGCCTATGTCAACTCCAACAATGTTCGGTATTACTTTTTCTCCTAAATCAGCAGTAAACCCTATAACACACCCTGCTCCTGCATGAACATCTGGCATAATTCTTATCTTACAATCCGAAAATGCTGGCTGTTTTACAAGCGTATATATTTGATTTAACGCTTCCTGTTCTATATTTTCTGTAAATATTTTCAAATCAGCCATGATATGTCACCCTTTCCGCTGATAATCAGCAACTAAACATTTACTAATTCATCTACATACCTTGTCATTTCAATTGTTGTTCCATTTTCATCTCTTGTACTAATATAAACACATTTGTCATCATGGCTTATCTCATTTACAAGTCTAATTTCTGTTTCATCATCTTTAAAATTGTAGCATTTTCGCATTTTTTCAATGCAATTATTCATTTCTGATATTTTCACAATATCGCCCCCTAAATTCTTGCAACTACGTGTTCTTTTGCAAATTCTTCTTTTTCCGGGTCGTAAATAAGCGAACCGTTTTTATCAGTCTTATTCTTATCAAATTCACAAGAAATTTTTATGTATGGGTATCTCAATGGAGTGCAGTCAGCATGGAAATCAATATTATACACTCCCTTTTGCCATTTCCCGTTGGCATAAATCTTTGTGTAACCGCCTTTTCTAGTTTTGATTATAATTTTTGAACGTGTTTTTTTCATTCCAATACACCTTGAACCCTTTCGCCGTGTAATTACCAACTGCCTGTTTCAGTCCTTCCTTGCTTTTATATTCCTCTCGAAGCATGATTGCTACCTTGTTCTTTTCCACAGCGTATATACCGCAGGTAACAGCGTTGCTCGCCGTATCAAGAACTGCTTTGTACTGTTTGCTGTTCATCTCGTATGTGCTGTTATTGATATTTACAATCATTTTTCATAAACCTTTCAAAATCTTCCATGCATTTATCGCACAAGTCGTATGTGACATTTAAAATGCCATTTTTTGTAATCGAATTTCCACACAATATTCCTTTTTTAATTTCTGCACCACACCTGTCGCAAGTGCACCATTCTTTGCTATGCTTCATCGTGAATATCCTCCCAAACTCTGCAAAATTCCTTGAATGTTTTTTTGTCCATCAGCGAAGCTATTTCATGCAAGTTTACAATGTTAATTTCTACATCTTGCTCATATTGCACATCGGCAACAAGGTTTATATTGACCATTGGAAGGCTTCCAGCATAATGTTCTATTTTATACGAACTGCATAATCACTGTTCGCCATCAACTGTAACTTTAGCACATGCCTGGTGTCCTTCTATTGGTTCTACTTTGAATTTATGTATATTACTCATTCTTACACCAACTTTCTTCCGCACATCGGGCAAAATGCAATATCAAAGTATCCTTTCGCCATACAGTGGTTTGAATAAATCACAATTCCGGGGACTTTGTCCCCTGTATTCATCATAATTTGCGCATTTGTCAAATTCGTTTCATTTGCACACTTCTGAATGGGAATATTAGCGCCGAATATTCTGTTATTATCATAATCCTTGCAAAATTCACACATTTCAATCACTTCCTCATAAACCTAGGTTCACAATCTTCCAAAGTTGTTACTTCTATCATTTCCGGTTCATGTCTGCAAATCCTTCCGTTTGAATCAATATATGGTTCCATTTCTATCTTCGTACGGAAACCATATGGAGTTTTGCAATAAGGGCACGCTTTCTTGTCACTTTCAATTGGTGCGCCACAATTTGCACAATTTAAAACCATATTTATACCTCAATCAAAGTATCAATCAGCTCGGCACCATCGTGGAGCAAGGACTTGAACCTTGCACCTGAAACCTTTCGACTATCAGTTTCACGAAGCGTCTTACTCCGGCAAATACCTTTCTTGCCATCCACGAAAACCGCCATCAGACGGTTAGCAATCATATTTTTCGTGCCATGCGTTGCACTATCCTGTGCGATATCACAGGAAATAGGCTGGTGAGGATTTGCACCTCACATAACAACGACTTTTCACAACGGGTAACACCCTTAACAGGTTCCTTCATTGCCTTGTTAATTCAATGACTTGTTCCTAACCAAAGCGTGGTTGTTTTATGCTTAAGCGTCTACCTTTTTCCGCCACAGCCTAATTGCATTTTTGACAGCTCAGGCACCGTGGGATAGGCACCCGAACTATCAATAGGAATCCGCCTGTATTGCTCGTCAGCAAATTACGGGACAACCATCATCCAACACCAAGCGTTCTTCCGCCTTGCCGCACTCCGCGGCAAACGCCACCGAACGGTCTCGCACCGTCCTTAACAGAAACTTCCTAGTAGCGAAAGGAGAAATACGAACTTTTCGTATTCCGAGATAAGCTTTAAACCTATCTCTCAATCGGAACGGCAGGACTTGAACCTGCGACATCAATTCAGTACATAGAAGAATGAAAAGATTGCTCTTTCCTCTGAGCTACGTTCCGTCACAGCGCGCATAGCGCGCCGTTTATGATAGTATTTTTGATCTTTTTATTTTGCCGACGTCCACTAACACCGAATAATTGCTTGCGCCGAGTTTTTTCTTGCAAAAACCGAATGCCAGTGGACTTAAGCTATACTGGATGCTCCGACTTCTCAGACTGGTGCTCAGCGTCACTGTCAAGATCCAGAACGTCGGTTTCTCCCGTATGTTTTTTTCTGCTTATATGTATTCTTCCGACCGTAGTTAAAATCTCCGGCAGGAAGCAAATACCAAATACTGGGTCATAAAAAACCATATCATCATCTCCAAATTGCAAATATATTGACAAGAAACAATGCAATAAGTGATCCCCAGACTGCCACAGCGTCCTTTTCGTTGCTGTTATCTCTTCCAAGCAAGAAAAACGTCAAAATAGCAAGGGCATCAAATGTTGTTATGACTGTTTTTAAAATCAACATGATTTACCTCCATTTTCAAAACTGATCGTACCGGACTCGAACCGATAAATGCTGGGATCAAAACCCAGTGTCTTACCATTTGGCAAACGAGCAATGCAAGCAATCTATTTCTCCGGCATATAGTAAACAATGTTATCAAATACTGTTATTGCCATACTTGGATCATCCATCTTGACGCATCTAATCGGTGTATTTTGTGATGCTGAAACTAATGCAGAAACTTGTTTCTCGTCCATATTTGTGCAAACTACCTGTACAGGCGCATATGCTTTATGCATGTCCATAAATACTTCTGCCGCTCGTTCTGGTGTAGCATATTTCCCAATGACAAAAGTTCTTCCATCAAAAGTAGCGCTTATGCATTCATAGCTTGTTCTAAATTCGGTCCGGTCAAAATCATATGAAGCATCTTTTTTCTGTGACACAACCCTCATTCATCTTCCTCCGATCCGTCCCAATCCGGACAAGAAAACTCTTTTTCTACATAATCTCCGACATATTCGCTCTCATTGTTTGTGCAAAAGTAATCTCCATTCTGCTCCTCACAATAATCGCAATTAAAACACATTTCTAACATTTTATTTGCTTCCTTTTGGAATCTTTTTGAATTTTATTATCGAGTGTAATTTTTGAAATTTATCTGATGTGAATTTGATTTGATTGTCTTTGATGTGATTATCGATAAAGTATTATCGCACTATACCATGTGCTGCATCCGATCCTGTATACCCCGTACTTTATGTCTACAACTTCCGAATGTACTTCGGTCAAGCATTCTATTTTCCTATTGACCATATCCTGGAAACTAATTTCAGAATCCGATTCTATTGGTTTCGTGATTTTGAGTGATCTTGTATAGTCCCTCCATGATAGACATGCCTTTTTGTTTTTGAGGATATTTGAGGGACTTAGTAGGCAGCTCCTTCTGGGCTTTTGCAACCCCCTCCCCCTCCTGTTGGCTGCTTCTTCCGGCGTTTTCCTTTGCTTTAAATTATTCTAATTGTTCGTGCAATTCTCTGTTTGCGTTCTAACTATTCGTTAAACCTAAGTTTCTTAAACTGTTTAAACGAAAGCATGCGGCGTAAGGCGCTTAAATACTGGGGCTTAAATTGTTTGAATTGTCTATCACAATTTCACTGCTGTTCGGTCTCGAATTGTCAAAGTTGTCCGGCAATCTCGCACAATTCCCGTTTCCCAGTTTGGGGAGCTCCGAAGCTGTCAATGCTCTGGCTCTGGCTCCCTGGTCTCTCACTCCAGGCATATTAAAGCCGCAGTACTTGTTGAGCGACGGCATGTAGCACATGGGATTGTTTTTTCCGGAGATCTGCAAACCTACAAGACTTTCCTCCCTCATTTGGTCAATCTTTTTGCAAATGTCGGAAGCCGTGGAGCCTAGCCTTTCGCCATTTACCCATCCGTTAAGTGTATCTCTATGTATGCCAGTAAAAAAAGTAAACCCAACTATATTTATTACTTTCTCGTAATCATTGCAAAGTCTTATATATATATCTAAGACTTTATTGACCTTGTCAATATCATATTGATTACTAATATGGTTGTCGTCTTTAAGGTATACAGGGTTGATCTTAAAAACATTGTCACATACATACTGACAACAATTATACCATCTGTTCTGTGATACCTTACACATGTCTGTTATATTTCTGTCATCCATCCAGAGGTGTATATATTTGTCAATGTCATCTTTGTATATCTCGTCTATATCTACTCTTTCCGCTCTCTCTGTATCTGACATATATATACCTCATTTCTGGATCATAAAAATAAACCGATACAATCGAGATCATCAAGATCTTAACTGTACCGGCTGCATGACTTCCGTTTCCGTTCTCCGGGTCCTGTGCGCTCTCTGTTGCCCGGATGCTTTTTAATTTACGATAACAATATCATTTGTGTATAGCCTTTGTCAAGTATAAATTTAAACTACTGGGTATATCGCATATATAGATTATATTCGCGCGCGTTAAAATATATAGTTTATGTTTTTTGTACTGTTGATATATATTATATATTATTTACTCCTTGATAAAAAAATACAATGTATTTGAGAGGATATACTAATCTAATCTTATCTACGTTTCCATTTCGTATCCATTCTGTATACAAAATTTATCGCTTTAAAGCATAAACGTTAAAATAGATCAAAAAAGAGAGATAGAAAATATCTCCCTTTATCACCAGATCATTTGCTTTTCTTTTGTCCGCCTGGCGCTAAATCTATGATGTCGTCTCCTGTCGGGGCAACCGTCCAACCCTTGTATGTGTACCCTGGGCGCTGATCCGGCGGAAGTTTTCCCATGACGCACCGTTTAACCCTGCTTAACCCTGATGTTATGTTCCGAAATTGTGCGCTGTCCGGGGCGCAATCAAATAGCTCCTCGCAGTTTTCCCGTAGCCAAAAATTTAATGATCTAAAAAAATAATGTTTGCCGTCTGGGGATATAAGGTGCCAGTTTTTGGCATTTACGTTTGTTTCATACCGACCGCTCTTAGGGCTTTTTTTGGCTGCCGGCGTGCCTTTTTGTAGGTTGTTAGTCAGCCCTTTCCCCATTAACTTTTCTTTTGACGCCTCGCTCCACTTGTTCCGCTTGCCTTTGTGCGTCCGGCTTGCCCTTATTGATCTGCAGCCGGAAGAGCACGTAACCTTTTTGTCGCTTGGGGAGCACTTAAATTCTTTGCCGCAAATCACGCATTTTTTAATCATAAAAATCTCCTTTTCGAGCAAATACAGGCAGACCTAACGCCTGCCTGTTAATAATTGCATTATGTTTTAATACTGCGGGTTTTCTTTTTCCAACTCCCAAACCTCGCCGAACTTCTCCTCGTGCCGTTTCGCGTACTCGTCAAAAAACTCCTGCTCCGAGCACGGCGCCAGCTCTCTGTGGATTTCCTCGCGCAAATCGTCATCTGTCAACTGCATCGCGGCGTTAAAATCTATTAAAACTCCGTAGATGTTCAAAACTTTCCCGAAAAACTCCTCTAAAAACTCATTTACATCATCCAGATCTCCAAGCTCTACTTTTTCGCTTTTGGGGTTGTCGCTGTAATAAAAAGTAGCGCCGTCTTCCCAAAAAGTAAAGCTGCTGTTGCTATAAACTTCCATTGCCTTTTCTGTTAATTCTCCATTTGTAAACTCATGCTTTTTCATCATAATTCATTCTCCTTTGCTTGATCTTGTTTGTTGTTACTGGGCGGCTTTTGCGCTGCCCTTTTTGGCTTTCGCCTTATTTCCTTTCGACAATATTATAATACACCTTTGTGTATTGTTTGTCAATACATAAAATACATTTTTGTGTATTTATTTTATATACTCTAAAATATCACACGGTTGACAATTCAGCCGATCGCATAAATACATGATCGTATCAACACTGACATTTTGATTTTTTACAAGACGATTAACCAGTGTTGGGGATAAATTAAACTTCTCCTTATCTTTCAAGTCTGTTTTTTTAATCCCTCTTCTTTCCAGTGTCTCCCATAATCTTCTATATGAAATAGACCCGCTATAAACGTTCTTTCTTTTTTCTACTGTCTCCGTCATATGGTGTACTCCTTTCTTTTCTAGTATAAATGAATAATACATCATTGTGTATTCATTGTCAATCTTTATTGTTTTGTACATCTTTGTGTATTTTGCATATTATGTTAGTACATCTTTGTGTATTTTGCATATTGATTAAAAGTACATCTTTGTGTATTATAATCTCAACAGGAAAACAAAAAAACAGGAGGGAACGATCATGAAAGTTAAAATTAAAATTGAGGGAAAGATAAATGATACTTACACTTTTCAGCAACCAGAAGAGGGAAATATCCTTGACGAGCTGGAGGCGATCATCGAAGAAATGAAAGCCGGAAGAATTGATAAAGTAGAAATTGAGAGGGAGGCGTAAACATGAGAACGTACGAACAGGATTTAAAAGAACTTAATATTTCAGCAGAAGAATTTGGTAACATAATTTCACACATTTACGATAAAACAGCCGATGAAATGGCGGTGCTTGCTAAGGCGATTAAAAGCGGCGCGGCTGTTCTCCCGACTGTAAAAAAAGCATTTGAGCGCGTTCTTGCAATTAGACAGGCGGAAAGACAAGAAGCATATAACATTTATTATAACGATTTAAATACCATGTGTTATAGCTGTAAAAAATTCGGTATAAGTTGTAACGGTACAGTTTGTAAAACTTGGACGGGTTGCGCAATGAAAAATTAAGTCGAAACGGCGGAATCTGCCGCCGTCTGCAGGAACCGCCCCACCTACACCGATGAGACAGGGCACAAATGAAAGG